CAGTAAAACGCAGTCATTTGAACGTAAAGCGGTCTATAAGCGAAAAGCCTTGCCGCTTTACCAGACTTGGATCACCGAAACCCTTAAGGGGAATTCAGGCGTTCAAGATGATGTGCTGATGTACCTCATGTTGTGGAGTTTTGACGCGGGTGTCTATGTGCAAGGGCTCGATATTGCAGAGTATGCCCTTCAGCACAATCTTAACATGCCCGCAGGTCAATCCCGCACAACGGGGTGCGCCATTGCCGAGGAAATGGGGGATAGAGCCAAAGAAGCCTATACCGCAAAAAATCCCATTCCATTGGATATATTGCAGCGCACCATGTCATTGATTGAGCATGAAGATATGCCCGATAAAGTGCGCGGTGAACTGCATAAATGGCTCGGTTATAGCTTGCGAGACAATGATTTTCCACAGCCTGCCTTATGTGAATTAATGCGAGCCCTTGAGCTTAATGATCGCTGTGGTGTTAAGCAGGACATTAAGAATATTGAAAAATTTTTGTCAGTGAAAAACAGCACTGACGAATAAAGAACGTGCCAACGCGCAAGGCGGCGCGAGATAAGAAATTTGTTTTCGAACTCTCGCCCACCGCCTACCTATTTTAAGGTGACCTTATGGATTTTGTTTCACCCGAATCCGCCAACGAAAAAGACGAGATACTCAAAGTGGGGAGCTTTTTCCCAGAGATTGATACGCGCACATTTCGAGAGTCAATGCGAGTTGATGGAACTGTTACGACGAAGCGACTTATTGAAGCGTTAAAGAATGCAATGATTGAAACTAACCGCGAGTTAGTCAAATTTCAGCATCAAGAAATGGCATTGTGTTATTCAACGTTAGAAAGCGTGCCAGCTAGCAAAATTTACACAGGTGAAAGTAGCGAATCAGAGCTAGTTTATCTTTATCGCCGCGCAGTATTTAGCACCGCCAAAGCGAATTTGACCGAGCGTTACCGCGATATTGACACCACGCCAAACGGCAGCAAAAAAGCCGATGCCCTTGAGCCCAATATTGATGATTTACAGCGCGATGCGATTTGGGCTATCCAGCGCATCAAGGGAACGACACATAACATTGTTGAGCTGATATGAAAATCCGAACGATGAAAGGTGACACCGTGGATGGAATATGCTGGCGATTTTATGGCAGAACCACGGGTATGACTGAGGCCGTTTTGTTGGCGAATCCCAACCTTGCCGAACAGGGGGCGATAATGCCTGCGGGGATAGTGATTGAATTACCTGAAGTTACCGAAGAGCCAGCACAGCCACTTATACAATTATGGGATTGATACATGTTTGATAAAGATCCGAACAGTTTCGGTATCGCACAGTGGTTATTGATGCTCTTCATTTCAATGTGGGGAGGTGTTGTGAGATACATCATTGACGTTAAAACGAATAATGCCCCGTGGAGCTGGTTTGCGGCTTTTATGCAAATGGTCGTTTCTGGCTTTGTCGGGTTACTCGGTGGGCTACTCTGCATAGAGTACAACCAAAGCCAATACATTACGCTGTTTGCAACTGGCGTTTGTGGCGCTATGGGGAGTGTTGCTCTCACTTATTTCTGGTCACGTTTTACAGGGGGAAAACATGTCTAACCTACCGCGCGGTATACGCAACAATAACCCGGGCAATATTGATTATAACCCGAGAAACCCATGGCAAGGGGAGTTAGCGTTTGACCCTAGCATTGAGCCGCGGCACAGCCGTTTTATACAGCCAGAATACGGCATTCGCGCATTATTTAAGCTTTTGCGAACCTATTCAACCTACGCGGGAAAACAGGGTGTTGGTTGCGGCAAAATTGATACGGTGGAGGAAATCATCGAACGGTGGGCACCCGCAAAAGACCGTAATAATACAGAGGGATATATTAATCGTGTCTGTAAAGAGACGGGCTTTGGTCGCCGTGATTGCCTTGATGTCTATGACAAAGAAACCGCATTCAAAATTGCGAAAGCGATTGTGCATGTTGAAAATGGTCAGCAGCCATACAGTGATGCCATGTTTGAAAAAGCGTGGGGGCTTTTGTAATGCCAAAGTCAAACGATGCAATGCGAAAGGCTTGTGCTTAATATGAAAAAATGGGCGATAGGAACCGCAATTTTCCTTGTTGTCAGTCTGGTTATCGCAGGCTGGCAAGGTATCAATAAAATAGAACGGCTTAATGAAAGAGTCGGCACATTAACCGCTGACAACAAACAGCTGTCGTTAGACGTGGATAAAAAATCCGCGCTGATCACTGATCAATCTTTAAGTTTTCACCGTGCGAATCAAATCGCGGGTGATGCCTATCGCCGCGGCATTATTCAGCGTGCCGCCGCCGAGGAAAGAAAAATTGAATATAGAACCATTCTTAAAAACGAGCCAACGTGTGATCTGCCTGTGCCTGAGTCTCTTTCTGATCGGGTGCTCAACAACGCCTACCGTATCCGTGCAAGCGCAATGCGTACCCATCCCGAAAACCTTAACGCAACAAGTCCCACCGCCACTACCAGACGGGTTCTAACCTATTGCGATTTGGCATTGATGGTTGACCCTTTACTCGCGGCCTTAGAGACCACCAATATTCAACTGGGTGCGATTGAGCGATTTGATGAGGAACGGAACGGTGAAAAAACTCACTAGCTTGAGGGCTTACTTAGATAGCAAAGTCCCTTTTCTCAAAGATAACCCCGAAAACCTGTATTTATTTGTTGAAAATGGGCGGATTGTTTCCACGCTGGAAGAAACGCCCAGCTTTGAATATGAATACACTGCCAATATTATTATCGAACACTACAGCGGTGACCAAAATGTGTTAATTGCCGTGGTAAATGATTGGCTAAGAAAAAATCAATCCGATATTTCAGCAAACCCGACAAAGCGCCAACAAGACTTTAAATTTGAAGCCGTGATTTTAGATAACACCACTGCCCATATCAGTATTGAATTAAATCTTACTGAGCGTGTACTTGCTATTGATAAAAACGGTAAATATGTGATTGAGGCAATACCTGAGCCAGTGGATCCCTTTGATGAATGGCAAACAACACGATGAATGACGACACATTGCGACAGCTTGATAGTGAGTTAACACATTTATTAAATCGGCTGTCACAAGACCAGCGCAGGCAGCTTGCCAAAGAAATCACCCGCGATTTACGACGGACGCAAATTAGGCGCATTCAACAGCAGAAAAATCCCGATGGTAGCCCATACACCAAACGCAAGGCCAGCTTTGTCACCGTGCAGCGCGAAATCCAATTTATGTGGCACGGCCAAAAACGTACTTTGCGTAACTGGCGCGGTAATAGCAAAACAATCACGGGCCAAGATGCGAATAAAAAAGCCCAGCGCTCATTTCGCAAGTCAGATATTCAGCGTTATATCAGCATCAAGAAAGATAAAATCAGTACAGCGCGTAAAACCAAGCAAACCCGCATGTTTAAAAAGCTCGCCACTGCCCGTTTTTTACGTGCCTTTAGCAGCGATAAAGAAGCCGCGATTTATTTTTTACCCTCAGCGGGGAATATTGCTGGCGTGCATCAATTTGGTTTAACAGAACGCATTGGTAATGCAAAAATCACCTACCCATCACGCCAGCTGTTAGGGCTGACGCCACAAGAAATCAGGCACATTGAAAGCCAGATTATTGATTTTCTCTCACGATAATTTGTATCACAGACTGCACAAAAGGCAGTGGCTGCAATCAATACGCTATCAATGGCACGCTTAAGAAAATTATTTTTTTGAGGTTGCCATGCGCAAATACATTCCGCTGATCCCTGCTCTATTTATCATTATTTATTCACTGATTATTTTTTTTGATACAGGCGTAGGAAACTATATTTCTGTGGTGATCATCAATACCTGCGTTTCACTTCACGGCTTTAAATTGTTTTTTACTCTCGCACCTTTTTTATCCAATAAAGATTATGAATATACATTTGAGGGTGGAGAAAAACTCCTCATACCGTTGGATGAGTGGATTTATCGAATGGCGATTTTATTGACAGCGATTGGTGTGATTATCCTAATCATAACAAGTCAGTGGGTTGTCGTGCCGTTCTTTGTATTTTGGTGTTTTTGGCAGGGGCTGGCACGTGGAGTGCTCTTATCCGCAGCCAAGGCAGCGAGTCACTAAACTATGTCTGCCGAAATTCGTCGTCTTATCAATAATCTTATCCGCGTGGGTGTGGTGGTTGCCGTTGATGCAAAAAAAGGCTGTCGCGTACAAATTGGAAACCTAGAAACCGACTGGCTAAATTGGCTCACTTTGCGTGCTGGTGAAACTCGTACAATGAACGCCCCTAGCGTGGGCGAGCAAGTGATTATTTTGGCGATTGGCGGTGAGCTTACCACAGCATTTGTCCTGACAGGTATTTTCTCCAATGAGCATGCCGAACCGACGGATTCACTGACAGCCGACCATTGCGCCTATTCAGATGGAGCAATCATTGAGTATGAGCCTGCCACGGGTGCACTGAAAGCAACAGGGATTAAAATGGCGACGATTGAGGCCAGTGAGCAAATCAAC